ATGAAAAAATTTGTTAAATCAAACCTTGATTTATTAGTAAAAAAATTGAATAGTACGGACAATTACGGACTAGCCTTCCTTGCTTGTGGATATAATGGGCAATCACAAAATGATTTTATCAACTATTGGAAAAATCAAGGAGTTAGTGTTTTTTAGAAAGGGGGGTTAATGGAAAAATTAAGTTTAGAACCAATTTATTTCGTGAACGAAAACGAGATGTGCAAAAAGCACCTGACGGTAATCAGGCGCATACTTAAATAATTTAAACCATTATATCACAAAAATGCTTGCCCGCATAGTTGAGAGGATGTAAAAAATGGAAGGGATAACACTACAATTACGATTGGACGGCGAAAGCGCTGAATTGTTCACGAATCAATTGTTGGCCTTTGCTGAAAAGCAGGTCAAGGAGCAGTTAGAGAATGATCGCATGCCAATCAATCAACAAACTTTGATGAAGAAGTTCGGCTTCACTCATGGCTATATTAAGAAGTTAGAGCGCAAAGGATTAAGATTTCGTAAGCAAGGGAAAGATATTATGTATGATGTCAATGATGTTTATGAAATTTTGGAATTAGAGAAAGAAGTACGAAAATTAAGAGCATGAGGAGAACAAAATGACAGAACCAACTTTATCAAGCCAATTGCTTGGCTTAGTGACAATTTTTATCGGGATCTTTATCCTGATGCTACTGACTGCTAAAAATGAAAAATCGGATGAACAAAATGTAGTAGTCATCATTGAAAAAACAGAAGATTTCGGAGAAGTTGCCCGAAGAAACTTGAAAAATAGCGACAGGAGATTCACCTATGACACTCAGCCGCCTGTAGGACTCGCTTCATCGATTGAGGACGTACCACAAGTTTTTAGAGCATGCATCGAAGATTATGACAGACTGGCTCGTGATTATCAGGAAGAAGCAAGAAACAATGATGTTCTAAGAAGTCAAAATGCGAATCTCTTGGAAGAAAATGGTCGTTTGCTTTATCAGGAAATGACTATGGATTTCCGGAGAAATAATCGGAAATGGGGGGCTAGGCTATAAAAATAACAAAAACTAAAGGAGGGAGTCATGTCTGAAATCAAATGGATTAAGATTACGACGGATATTTTTGATGATGAAAAGATACGTCTTATTGATGCACTACCAGATCATGATGCAATTTTGGTTATATGGTTTAAAATCCTAGCTCTCGCTGGCAAACACAATCGCAACGGGCTTTTGATGATGTCAGATAAGGTTCATTACACCGATGAAATGCTTGCTACAATTTTTCAAAGGCCTTTAAATAGTGTAAGAATGGCACTAGGAGTATTTGAGCAGTTCGGAATGATTGAGATAATCGATGGCGTCATTACATTGCCAAATTGGGAGAAGCACCAAAATATTGATGGCATGGAAAGAATCAAGGAACAAACACGGAATCGTGTAGCAAGACACCGTGAGAAGCAGAAAAATCTTGCTCTTGGTAACGTTACATGTAACGTTACCGTAACGGAAGGTAACGCACTAGAAGAAGAAGCAGAAGGAGATGAGACTAAGATTAAGAGTAGATTAGATGAAGATAAGAATATAACTACTACTAGTAGTAGCGAAAATATCCTTGAATTATTCCAATCTGAGTTTCGTAGGTTGCTATCAGGTTTTGAGATTGAGGAAATCAAACATCTTTTAAACGAAAATGATGCTGAGCTAGTGAAGGAAGCATTGAAGACTGCTATCAATTTAGGTAAGCCTAACATCAAATATATTGGCGGAATTTTAAGAAATTGGCAACTGAATCAAGTGACAACAGTTGAACAAGTTCGACAATCAGAAAAGCAACATAAGGAGAAAAAATCAGAACAGGGGGCTAAGGACGAATGGGGATTTTAGAAGTTATCAAGCAATTTGAAGATGAATTCTATCCGATCAGCGACGAAAAGAAATCTTTGCTTATAAAACAACCTCTTTCTACTGTCACTGCTTGCTTGTCAGATATGGCTAGCTGGAAGGCTTGCGGAGGTAAGGTATCATGGTAACTGATGCACTCGAGGAAATGGCCTTATCTTACCATAGAAATACTGAACAACAGGCCGAAATTTGCAAAAAGCATGGGATTCCCTTAATCAAAATCATCCGGACAAATGATGTCCTTTGTCGCTTATGTGAATCGGAACGGATCCATGCAGAGAACCAATTAAAGGTGGATGAGCTGGCTGATGCAGAGCATGAGCGAGAGCGGAGGTTTTATCTTGAGAAATTCTCTCTCTATGATGATGTTCTGAAAAATGCTACTCTTGACAACTTCGACACACCGACCGAAAAAGAGACGGAAAAGCTAGCTTTTGCAAATAGGATTTGCCAGGAGTGGGCAGGTGGAGCGAGAAACAATGTTGTTTTTCAAGGCGAAGCTGGAACGGGTAAAAGCCATCTTGCTTTTGCGATGATGAAATATTTATCAGAGACTACAAAAGAAATTGCCATCTTTATCAATGTCACGGACTTGCTGATGAAGATTAAAGCTGATTTTAGTCAGGAAGAGTTCTTGGTCAATAAAATTGCTAGTGCAAAGTTTTTGGTTTTGGATGATCTTGGGATGGAGAAGGACAGTGAGTGGTCCTTTAGTATTCTTTATAACATTCTCAATAAAAGGGCTAACACGGTTATCACGACTAATCTGACTGCGCAAGAAATTCAGAAGCGATATGGTCGGCCGTTTATGAGTCGGTTGATGAAGGGTGTAGACAATGCTCATCTGATGGTATTTAATGACTTAAAAAATAAAAGGAAAGATTACTTTTAGAGAGGTGGGACACCTTGTTATTAAAACTATATTTCGTCTACAATGGACACTGCAAGTTTTTTCTTGGTGATTTCAACAATGTGGACGAACTTATCAAACGGATGAAAGACCATCAGTGGGCTTTCTCAGGTATTACTAGACCAAAATTCAAGAAACACATCGGAAAAGATGATGTGAGGTTTGATTATGGTGCGATAGATTGCTACTACTTAGCGACTAAATCAACGTGCCGCGAACCACGTTAAAAGCGAGCTAGGAATGTGTCAGTAAAGGTCATGTGACCTTGGACGAGCGACTGCCCGTATTTAGCCAAGCACACAAAGGCAGTCGCATTTTTTGGAAAATGATATGAATGAAATCAAAGAAAAAGCCCTGGCGAAGTTGCTAGAGGAATTAAATCAACCACATGATAACTCACTTGACCGTATTCATAACTGGATATGCGATCAGGAGGATGAGGAATTATTTAAAGGAATCTTAAAAGAGCGATACTCTCTGAAGTGTGCTTTAAGCCATGCTAAAGAAAAGGCCCGCAAATTCGCTGAAAATGGAGTCGCTTGTATCGATGATGCTACTGTCTTCAGATGGATTCGAGAATACTTTATCTCAAATTCGCAAGTATCTAACATCAAGCAGGTGCCTGTTGAATCTGTCAAGAAGAAAAAGGAAGACAGATCTCAGGGTTCTCATGAAGAAAAGATTGATGTGCCCAAAATCAGGAAAGGCGCTGGTCCAGATGATGATATCATCATGAAACCTAAAATTAAGAAAGAGAAAGGAGTAGTCGAAAAGCAAATGAGCATTTTCGATTTCTTGGATGAATGAAACATGAACAATGCAAGCGAGAAGCTGATAGACGATTGAAACCACCTGCAAACTTCTGGAGCTGGTGCTATTCACAAATCACAACGTACAAATGGACCAATAAGGACAAGACCATAATCGCTTCAGATTTGGACCTTGGCCATTGTATTGAAAAGCGGCTGACAAAGTCGTCACGGCTCACTTTTTACGACAAGACCTACTTTTTCTCAATCATTCTCAGTACCTCGAAGCGCATTGAGATCCAATCTTATGAATTTAGGTCGAAGTTGGTTGAAGGAAAACAGTTTATCGATTGGCATTTTACGAATTTAGAGCGATTTGAAAATGATAAACATGTGAAGATTGGCCAAGATTACAACGGACAATTTTATCCGTATCTATTCGCTAATTTTTTTAGCGGTGGATATTATACAGGAAATGTTTTTTATCCAAACAATTGGGAAAAGAGACTTCAAAAAGTATCCGAACTCAAATATTTGAAATTCGATAATATCTATTTTTGGGAAATTGAACGACTTTACAAATATAAGTTTGAAATCGAGTTCGCTCAGAAGATTCATGCTTATAGGTTGGCCAACGAAATCATGTTTCCAAATTATAGGATTGGATTCACAAGAACCGTAGATATGCGAACCTTGAACCGTAGATGGCTTCAGAAGAATAAACAATTTTTCAAAAATTCAAATCGCAGCTTTAACGAATTTGAGTTGAGCCGTCGATTAAAAGAACGGAATGGCCAGCTAGTACCTGGTATCGAGTCTTATCTGACTTACCACGATATCAAGCATATACCGAAAGGTGTCGGGATCAATAAGTTTCAGAATTGGGTTATCAAGAATCATATTGACTTCAATGAATACCTTGACTATCTCAAGATGCTACGAGAAATGGGCATTGAGCCTGAAGGTGATGCTATGCTTGTGCCAAAGGATTTTACGGCCATGCACAATCACACAGTCGGATTATACAATCAATTCGTTGAAGAAAAACGCAAACTGGAAGATAAGAAGAAACGCAAGCAACTTGAAGCTGAGTTTAAACTTAGAGAAGGAATGGATAAGACAATCAATGGATACGCATTCCATGTCCCTAGAAAAGTGGCTGAGCTGATCTATGAGGGCAAGAAATTACATCATTGCGTAAGTTCGTACACAGATAAACATTTCAAGGGAAATACCTTAATAGTGTTTGTCCGTTTATCAAATCAACCTAAAAAACCTCTTTACACGCTTGAGGTAAAGCAGGGTAGGATAGTCCAGTTTCGTGGCAAGTATAACCAAGATGTACCAGCTGAAGTCTGGGACATAGCCAAGGAATGGATGAAGCAAACGAAATTAGTACAGAAATCAGCATAAAGAAAAAAGGAGTAGGACGATGATGGAAGATTTAAAGAAAAAAGTTAATGAAGTATACGGCTGGTCGGTAGAAGACGGGAAGCCCAAGCCTCCCAAACAAGATTTACCACAAGCAGTTAAAGATCGGGCGGACTATTTCTGGGAAATGACCGAAGATGGCATGACGTTTATGGGAGTGATGGAATGCATCTTCGCTGATGAAAAGCCTACAGACTATGATTTGGGTGCTACTAAGGATTGGTTGCCAAAATCTAAGGAGTTTGATGATTGGGTTGGCTATTCACCAGGCATGTCTCAGTTAGTTATTGCAGTTTATTTGATTTATGGAGGAAGGGAAGATGAATAAAGAAAAAGTGTTTATCGAGGGATATGAAGTTGGTTTTCTAGTAGACACAACGGGGGCTAGGGAAAAGAAAATTCAAGTCGCTAGTGGAGAAATCGTGAGCATAGACGAGAGATTCATTTACAAATCAATTGAACGTGAGAAAGTCAAAATCCCGCAGGTTGTTGCGGAATTTATAGAATTTAAAAAGAAAAACAACTTCCATGTTTACGGCGCAATGAGAACAATTGAAGATCATTACGATAAGAGAGTCCCTGAATGGTTTTACGAAAATAATATCGAAACATTCGCACTTGCTTGGCTTGACGGCTACGAGGTCGAGGAAACAAAGTATGTAGTTACCGATGGCAATCATTTGTATTTTAAAGGTTATCAAGAAGATGTTGATATTGTCATACTAGCGGATGAACAACCTGGTACGATGGAGTATGTCAAGAAATTCGATACAAAGGAAGAAGCTCAAAAGGCTGCAGATATTCTTGGTTGGAAAGTTCAGGAGGTAGAGTGATGTCATGTAGTGAAAATTTAAAAAAAGAAAAAGAATTGTCTGCTGCTATTTCAAATCTCAAGATAGAAGTCTTACAAAATGAGGATAAATTGAGCAGTCAATCATTAAGCAACATTAAAAGGCAAGCAAGAGATCTATATGAATGCCTAGTATGGTTGCAGTACGATGCGGAGGAGTCGGGTAGATGAGTTATGATTTGGAAATCTTAGGAAAAATAGAAAGCGGAGATTATATTTGCATAGATGAACCTGAAAATAGCTCCCCGACTTACAATCTTGGAAAAATGTTCAGGGTTGCTATGAATTGGGATTTCAAACAAGGTACTATCTACAATGTTGCTCAGATTTTTGAAAATATTCAACACGGCATCTCAGAATTGGAACAGCACCCTGAAAAGTATGTGCAGTATGAACCTGAGAACAAATGGGGGACTGTCAGCAGTGCGTTAGAAGATTTAAGATCATTGAGAGATTGTATTTTAGGACAAGATATCGATACAAAATACTTATATGTGAGGTGGTAACATGAAATGACCAAACAGATATCCGTACACACGAAGTCAGTGGGTTGAAGAAACCGCTGATTATTATACATATGAAGACGGTATTTATTTTACAAGTCATGTTTTAAAAAACAGACTCACTAGAGAAATTAAGAGCAAGGAGTAGATTGATGGAAGAAGTTATTATGGCTACATTGCCTAATAAAGAATTAAATCGTTTGATTAAAATTGAAACTGCAGTTGAGAATTTAATTGAAAACGGAATACTTGATGAAGATCTTTTCAATGAGTATTTGAGAGAAATATAGATTGAGGAGGTGAAGTAAATGGAGAATTTAATGTTTTGGGGAATGTTTATAGCTTGTTTGTCAGTTCTTGTCATGGCTTCATTTGTTTTGTATATGCAATACAAAGTTAATATTGACTTACGAAACAAATATAACGAATTAAGACGAGAATTGAACAATTGCTTTGGCTGGGATGACTGGGAATGGGCGCATAATTTTAGAGAATACGCTCGCAAAGTTGATTCTCTGGATAAATTTCAGATGGATATTGAACGACTTGAGATCATCAAGAAAGCATTAGATGCTCAAAAACTAGAAGAATTACAAAAACGTAAAGATCTAGTGGAACGTGAAATCAAAAAGCTTGAAAATTAAGGAGGTGGAGTGATGGTACAAACACTTGAACAAGCTATAAAAACTGAAAGCAAACGCATAAAAATCCCTGCGAAAATCAGACCATTTGATGTAGGTTATCGAGTAGTAAACAAACACGGTCAAGCGCTCGCTTTAAGAAATGGGGCAAGTATATTCGCTTTACCTTCGCTTGCTGAAAAAGCCATAAAGAAAGAGTTTGGGAAAAACGATCCAGGTTTTGATATTGAAGAGCATTATGTTGAAGAGGTCGCTATTGTGAACCTAAGTAAATTTCATAGTTATTTTGATGAGGTGGAGTGATGAATCTTAGACAAAAAAGAAAACATTACAAATATTCTTATCGATATTTTGTAGCTTGGTTTTCTGTCCATGATGAAAATTTTTCCATTCCATGCCCCAAAAAATATAAGAAAACGCTCAAACAAAAATTAAAAATTAAAAAAACTTATGATTACGATGAATGTTGTATAAAGTATTGGTTATACGAGGAATATTCTGGCAACATGCCAAAATTCATGAGAGGAAAGGAGGAGGTCACAGATTGAAAAGATTCATCGCAATATGGATTCTTCTATCTGCTGGATTAAATATCTGGCAGAGTATCCACATTAAAAGACTAGAAGAAAAGCGCCCGATGGTTATCTATCGAGCCGATAATCAAGGAGCTGAGATATTCGGTAAAGTCGTAGAGAAAGGGCGGCATGGCAAGTTGTACACGATAACAGTTCGTGATTACGGCATTTTCGTGGTTACGAAGGACGTGTATGACAAGGTGAAAGTTGGGGATGAGGTAAAAATATGAATTACAAAGTAAGAGTCAACGGTAAAGAAATTGAATACGGTGCACTAGTTGAAAAATCACGTTTTTCAGACGAAGAATGGTCTGCTATTTATGCAGAGATTGCAGAAGAAAATTACCCAGAAATTTTTGAAAAAAGAAAATCGGATACTGCATTTATTGACACGCTTGGTGCTTTGACTTCACTAGAAGAACGATATGAAGCATTACTAGAGCTACTGCCACAAGATCAATTCTCTCGCGCTGGCACTCATCCGAAATGGGTAGCAGACGCAGTGGCAGAGAACACGTTGAATAAAGAGGACACAAAAGAAGATGTGTCGGATTTGATTGGACGATGTGAGACTCTAGAAGAATTGAAGAACGAGTTGACAGAGTATTTTGAACTGGAAGAATTATAGGAGCTATCATGAACACACTAGAAAATGTCAAACAATGGTTTATTGACCGTGACCTTGAAAACGGTGGACGACTAGACAAACAGTCACTCAAGCTTAGTGAAGAATTCGGAGAGTTATGCGCTGGCTATCTCAAGAAGAATGAGAAGCTGACCAAGGACAGTATCGGAGATTGCGCAGTCGTGATTGTCGGTCTAGCCTTGCTGACAAAAGCGGATGTGGATAAGATTTTTGATGAAGTTTTTGGCAACAAATACGACGAATACCATGTCATAGAATGTCTAGTCCTTTTGAACAGGACAATCAGTAATATTCAGTTATCAAATGGATTTACAAATGAAGATTTATATATAGTCGATTTAACTCGTTCAATTTATTGGTTAAAATCAATCAGCAAGTCGCTAGGTTATAACTTCGATGAATGTTTTGAACTGGCTTACCAAGAAATCAAAGACCGCAAGGGTCGTTGGATTGACGGAACTTTCGTGAAAGAGGAGGATTTGTAAAATGAAAAAACTAGGTATTGTTTTAGGTGCTGTATTTGTAATCGTTGTATCGCCATTTGTGATTCAGTATGGTTGGAATGAAATCATCACAACGATTGTCCCAGTTGGTAACATTACAGTCTGGCAAGCATTAGGAATGGATGCACTACTATCTTTCATCTGGCCTGTATTATCTAGCAAAAAAGAATCTGAGTATGATTATTCGTATGCTGTAAAAAGTAGTATTTCGAAAATCATTACATGTGCATTTTTGATATGGTTAGCAAGTTTGTTTATTTAAGGAGGATTTACCTGATGCTTGAAATAGATGGCAAAAGCTACGAAGTCCATAAAGTGAAACTCACAAAAAAGGATTTAAAAAACTTGAAAAAAGGCGAAACACTTATTTTTATCTGTAAAGAAGATAAAAAGGCTATAACTGTTAGTTTGGAGGACAAGGAATGAAACCAGAAAAAATTGATAACGTAAACAAACCAAGACACTATCAAGGCTCAAAAGGTCTTGAAAGTATTGAAGTGATTGACAACTTCATTGGCAATCTGCCAGGTAAGGCAGCGTGGTGCTGGGGCAATGCTATTAAGTATATGTTAAGATTCCAGAAGAAGAATGGTCTTGAAGACCTGAAGAAAGCTAGAAAAAATTTAGACTGGCTTATAGAGGAGATGAAGCATGAGAATAAAAACATCAAATGATTCTATCATCAACGTTGATAGTGTGAAGCGCAGTGTCACAATTGAGGGAGTTGAGTTTGGTTCAGATTGTAGTGCTTTGGTATCTAAGAATAAAGATGGTACAGGAACGATCACTCTGATATTCGAAGGGAAAATTATTTGAAAGGACAGGCAATGAAACCTAAAAAATATCCATATTCAGGCGCTCGAAAGACAAACAACAAACAAGATAGAGTCAAATTCGCTGAGGTTTTAAATTACGAACCAATTAATGTGTCAATTGTTGTTATAGAAGGGGAAACTAGTGAGATATTTGCAAAATGTGTAATTCGCGCTTATGGCGAAACATTATCGTTTATAGCAACATTACCAGTAGAAGGAACCAGGCTTTCGAAACACAAGAAAGCATTATTTAAAATCAGGCTTTATCAAAGAATTGAAAAAATGGGGAGCGAGAAACTTTTAGAAATCAATCGTTTCATTTGGTCGAACATGTGTCTGGAAGAATTTAACAAAATAGTTACTTAGGAAGGAGGTAAGGTTTGGCAATAGACATCAAAAAAAGATTGAAGGCTCTGCCTTATATTGATATCAAAGCTAAGTCAAAGCACCAGGAAATCATCAGTTTGAAATCAGGCATTTTAAAAGGACAAGTGTTTGATAATATGCCCAAATCAAAAAGCAATAAGAATCAGTCTGAAGAATTGAATGTATTGATTATTGATAAGTCAGAGCAGCTTTATCGAGAAATTCAAGGTTTATACAAAGAGCGCGACGATCTTGTGCAAGCTATTGAGTCACTCGATGATCCAGTGGAAAACATTGTGATGCGTTTACTGTATATTGATGGACTTTCCTGGAAAGAGGTCCAAATTAAACTAAACTGCAGTCAAGCTACTGTTCAACGTGCAAAACATAAAGCATTGCTAAAATTATCTAAAAAATATGATAAGAATGATAGCAAATGATAATTTTAAAGTGGTAAATTAGTATCATGAAGAATAGCAGAGAGGAAACCTCTGCTTTTTTTGTGCATTAAAAAGGAGGTGAGGATATGTGGTAGTTGTTGAACCAATCAGAAATAGAGATGATGTTCAGCTTATGATTGAATGGCTGACGTTGTATAGTGCAGTCAAAGAGTCAGATAGACAACGTAACCTCATGCTCTTTTTGTCTGGTGTTAATCTAGGGTTTCGTATTGGTGATATCGTCAAACTAAAAGTAAAGCACGTTAAAGGCTGGCATGTTCAAATTGTCGATGAGAAGACAGACAAGCCAACCAAACGAAAGATGCCAAAGAAATTCAAGAATGCCATGAGGCAGTACATCAAAGACAAGAAAGATGAAGACTTCCTCTTTCCTAGTCGAAACGGAAAGCACCAGCACATAAAACCTAACACAGCTTACAAGATTATTAAAAGAGCTGCTGAAGAGGTTGGTCTGGAAAATATAGCGACTCACTCAATGAGAAAGACCTTTGGCTTATTCATGTACGAACAAACCAAGGATGTCGCTCTGATAATGGACCTACTGAACCATTCAAGCCAAAGTATTTCACTACGCTATATTGGCAAAAATCAAGATTCACAAGACCGAGCCATGACAAAGTTTCAGGGCTTTTAATTTTTTTATTTTAATATCAATTCATTGTTTTGAGGTTATGATGATTTCATTTCATGTATGCAGGATAAACACTTGATAAATCTGAGTTAAAACTCATGTAGCGAATTCATTAGAATATGTAAAACAATGAATTGAGAGAGCAAAAACAAAGGAGTTTACATAGTTATGAAAGGCATTATTAAAAGACTTTTTAATAAAAGAACCACCAAACAAAAAACATTAGGAAAAATTGTAGTTGGAGTCGAAATTGAAAATCGTTTAGAGTTACAAGAGCTAACTCAAGAATGTTGTGAAGCAATCGAACACTTGAACAATTGTATTGACAAACTAAATAAATTCGAGCTTAAAGCATCAACATCGATAATAAATGATTGAAGTTTCAACAAGAGCAGACCGAACAGAGTTTTACAATTCAGGAGACTGGAGAGAGCTTCGGAAGTTAGCACTTGAACGTGATCACAATGAATGTGTTTGGTGTAAAGCTGAAGGAAGAACTACAACAGACAATCTAGAAGTCGACCACATCAAAGAGCTAGAGTTCTATCCAGAGTTCGCTCTTGATCTCGACAACCTAAGAACTCTTTGTAAGGAATGTCACAATAAACGTCACGGCCGTTTTCAATTTCGAAAATCAAAAAAATTGATTGAGAAAAATTTCAGAACAGATGAATTTTGGGGATGATAACACCCCCCGGTCAAAAAAATCCAGTGTTTTTAAGGTTTTGGGAACCGGTGGGAGGGGTTAACTGTCCAAATTTTTAACGAAAAATTAAAGG